GGTACATCGACTAAAACTCAGTATGATCAACAAAAAACTGCTGGCAGCAATAACTCAACAAGGAATTCTACCAAAGGCGTTTATATCGGGTCCAGGCCAAGGACTAAGATGCTTGACGTTAGTACCCAGTCTGGCAAGGATCCAACCCGCACAATGTTACGCCTGGTTAAGAATGCAACCTTTATAGTTTCTGCTGGAGGTGTGGATTGCGGATCTGCTCTCTTGTTGGGCAATCACTGCCTTTTAGTGCCAGTTCATATAATACAAGGGGCGCGAATCCGTGCTAAGGAAGCGCAAGAACCAGTCCAATTTATTTCCGCCATGGATGTAGCATATAACCTTGATTGGGATGATGGCGATATGGTTTGGAAATCAGATGGGGAAATTGCAGTTTTCTACAATCCGAAACTTCCTTGTGGACGTGACATGATCAAATTCTTTAAAAACGAATCAGACATCAAGGATGTTAAAGTATGGCCGAGTTCGGAATTGGTTTTGTATGATCCCATTGATATGGTTGCTCACTCGGCTAGTTATTCCATGATGATCGATGCTCCCTTCCAAGTTGATTCCTTCGATTTAAAAGGTAACCGTTCTAAGAGGACTATTGACCGTACAATTATTTACGGTTGCCTTACATATAATGGGGATTGTGGGAGCATCCTTATAAGCCAAGACAATGCCCATCAATCAAGGAAATTGCTTGGTTTTCATTTGGCTGCGAGCACAACGACCACAGCTGGCATTGGGACCACGATCACGCAGGAGATGTTACGCAAACTCGTCCCTATACAGACAGTGACACAAGGTCTCCCAAGAGCGCTGTTTGCGTCTAAGGAGCGCGAACTTGTTAAGCGCGATTGGAAACCTCCTACATATGTCGGCAAGCTTGAGAAACCACTCAACCGTAATGTGAAGACCAAAATTCGCAAGACGTTGCTGTGGGCTATTGACTCTCAGGTACGCCCATCGCAGATGGGCTCATTCACTGTGGAAGGTACGGTGTATGATCCGCTACATACTGCAATTGCTCAGTATCTTCGTGACGATGAGACCTATCCGGATGATCGTTGTTTCGCCAAAGCAATCATGTGGACTAAGAATCGATTAACTCGCGTGCTCAAACGCTTTGAAGATCTTACAATCGAGCAAGCGACATTCGGCGTTCCCGGCATGCTTGATCCAATTAAGCCTGATGGTGGCGTTGGATACCCTTGGGTCTATGACTTTAAGCAGCGTAAGGATCTTGTTGATCCTGAGACTCGCTTTATACACCCCAAACTTAGACAAGCCGTGGAAGATCTTATTGCTGATCCAAATGCAGTTGAGGTTGCCTTTCTTGACTTCTTAAAAGATGAAACGAGAAAGCACGAAAAAGTTGATGCTGGTAAGACTAGATTAATCAGCTCTTCCCCCTTGCATTATACAATTGCTGTTAGAATGAAATATGGTGGATTGATGGCACAACTTCAAAAGCTTGGGATGAATGTTGGCATTTATGCAGGATTCGACCCAGTGACTTATGGAGACGTCATGGGACGCATGTTTGAGGCACTTAAGTGTGGTGCTGGTGACATAGCTGGTTTCGACACTTCTCAAAACAAGCGCCTTATGGAAGCAGTTTTCACCATCTTCAAGTGCTTCAAAAACGATGAAGTCGCTTGGGCATTGGTCAAACTCTGCATTGGCTCAACTCACGTCGTGGGCGATATGAAATATATTT